CTGAACGCTTTGCAAATGGTGAGGCAACCCATCAAGGGTTAGTTGCTGCTGCTGCTGCTGCTGCGGAAGCTGCGTGGGCTGCGCCGGGTTTGTGAACTGGTTGAACGAGTGTAATTTAAGGCATTTTGTAAGCGCCGGGGAAACCCGGCACTTCGACTAGCTTCGACTCATCAAACCCGGCAGGTAAACGGTTTAGCGCAGGTATTACGCTACGTCCTGTGCAACGGCAATTTATCGCGAAACTTGGCAAAACTTCACCGAACCCATCACCAAAATCGATACCCCGGTCAATGCGATAAAACCAGTGCTCGCGCCCGGCGCGCACGTGTTCAGGACGTGGCTCTTTGCCTGCGCTGGAATGCTGCCACATGGCCCACGTTACGCCAATCTCGCGTTGGCGGGAGCTGTTGAGCTGCGCAGTAGCTTTGTTCGACTGGTCCCGCGCAATTAGCGCAGCGCGGCGTGTTGATACACCCCCGGTCTTTTTGATCGCGTCTGCCATGGTGGACAAGTCCCGCCCGGCAAGGAAATTACGCGTCACAATCCCTTCGATGTTCTTGTGGTAGTCCTGCTGGATCGACTTAATCAGCGCGACATTTTCTTTGATCTTGGTATCAAGGATCAGTTTTTGCGCAGGAGTTACCTGCATCTTGATGTCAAAACCAGCATTGCCCAGCTTGCCGCGCCACGAACGGGAATTGCTGTCGTACCACTTACCCGCCATCTGTTTAGCTATCTTGTTGGCGAAGTCGTCAAAGTAGTTTTGCCAGTAGTCGTGCAGTCGGCCAATCTCGCCAAAGAGCTTGCGCGTGGCTTTGCCCGGCGTGTCGGCATCTTGTGCAATGTCCGGTAGCAGCCCAGCCTCTACGTTCGCGTCTTTAGCTTTCTTGAACCGCATGGCGAGCCAATACTCATAAGAAGCGGTCATGTTAGCTACCGCTTTGCTCAATGCCTGCTTGTAGAATAACTCGACTTGAAAGTTAGTTTCTACTGCGGGAAGTTTGATGTCCCGCTTGCCGGGTGCGCGCAGTTCCATTATTGCGACGATTGCTTGTCAACCTGATTTTCCATCACGGCCTGCCTCATTTCCGTCAACTGCGCTAAAGAGTCGGGGTCCACTTCGGCAGGATCGACCGGGCCGCCGTTCGCCGTGTAACCCTCGCCGCCAGTCGCAGCGGGCGCGCTCGTTTCTTGCCCTGGTTGTTCGTTGCCAATTTTCAGAATGTGTTCAGTGATGCCTTGTATATCGTCGTCCGGGGTTTCTTCTAGCGTGTCGGCCACTAGTGTCCCGGAATACATGCTGCCCAGATCGTTGTCGAGACGCTCGGCCACCTGCTGCGGAGTAATGACTTGCTGCTCGATATAGATTGCATCGGTTTCCGCTTCGTGTTTTTGGCGCTCGGCGTCTTCCAACTCGGTCAATTCGTGCAGTTGTTCCCACTCAAAGAAAATAGATTCGTCAATGTTGCCAAATAGCGACAGTTGAACAATACGCAAAACGGTTTGCATTAACGCGGTCAGTGTGTTTGCTTGATAACCGGCTACGTGATCGTACCAGACGCGAACTTCGCCATCACTGGACGCATTTAGCCCAGTAGGCGTTACGCCCAGCAACTTCACTAACGGCGTGTGCGACACTGCCGCCATTTGCTCCTGCGACTGGGCTTGCAGCGCGTCCAGCCCTGACAATGGCGTATTGAGTTGGAAGAACTCTTCCGTCGCCATGTCGAGGAAAGCGATGTTGCGATTGTCACGGGCGCGGTTGAACAAGTCTGCGCGTGCAGCTAAATCCATCGCGCCGCCGGGTTGCAGCATCTGCTGCATGTCCGTACGCACACCTGTGATCGAAAACTGCTTGACGGTATCGCTTACCGATTGCCGGGTGCGCAGCCAGTTATCGACATATTCAGCGGCAAGCTGCGTCATTGAAATGCCACGGAATGAATACGTGGGTTTGAGCATGTCCGGTACAGGACGACTGACGATCGTTTCTAGCCGGGTCGCGTGTACTTCCGTGCCGAGCATCCACCACGACGAAGGCTTGTAAAAATCCGCTGCGGTAGGATCAATAGAATTGTAGTAGTTCGGCGTCACCCAATATGGTTCCACCACGCGCAACCCTTCAAACGAACCTTTCTTGACCGTATAGGGGCGCAACACGAGTGGCGTATCACGGAATTGCTCGTCGTTCTTCAGTTTGAAATAGACGTGTCCACCCCCGAAAGATTGATCATGAATGACCAATTGGCGCACCACTTCCCGTAAGTTAATGCGCTTCAGTTCTGTCTCAATCTGTTCCAGCAATGCAGGGTCGGTATCGTCTGTCGCTTTGACGTAACCCCACTTGCGCACGCATTCATCGGCTAACGTTTCGTGCATGGCGCGATGTTCTGGTAATTGAGACAGCAGCGCCAGCGTAGGGAAACCCGGAAAGCCTGTGCGAGATACAAACGTCAGCGCGTTAGCTGTTGCGCCGTTAAAATCCATCGCGTGCTCTGCGGCTTTGCGCTCGTTGTTCGAATAGTGCGCGTCGTTCGTTTCATAGCGTTGCGCGGATTGCAGCGACGGGCTAGTCGGTTCGCCCAACGCATCCACTGCGGCGCGCATCGCTGCGCGGCGTGCGTATTTGTCGTCGGCCGCAATCGGTTTAGCGGGGCGTGTTGCAGTTGTTGCAATGCGTTTCGTTGCGTGTTTGCGTCGTGACATAGTTACACTCGATTAAGAATATCTTTTGTAATCATACTCGCTATCGGCGAACGTAGCATTAACTGATGCAAGGCAATGGTCATCATGTCTACTGCGTCGTCGTGGCCCGTCGTTGTGTCGGGGAAAGTCGTAATCTCCGCAACGAGTGGCGTAACGCCAGGTACTTCGTCCGGGTGCGGCAGCATGACTTGCCCATTTTCCCACGCCCACGACACCGCAGCGGCACGAGCCTCTTTGCTGCCCAGAGGCGGCACGCCTTCAAGCCCGGCAAAATGCTTGCGCAGCATGTCGATCAACGCCGCGCCATTGGCCGCGTCCTCGATGTAAATGCGCGATACGCGGGGGTGCTTCTGCTTCAGGTCGGTAATAGTTTGTGCCGTTGCCATGAAAGCGAGTTTAGCCCGTCTGAAGTCCAATAGCCAAGCGCGCTGGTCGGCATGCGTGAAGCCCCACACGCCCGCGCAGACGTAATCGCTTGCTTGCCCGTCTTTGAACGCTGCATCGACGCTGATAACTAGCCGCTGGAAATTAGCGGGCAAATCCGCGCGCCGGTAGTATTGTAAGTATTGCTTCTTGAAGATTGCCCCGAATTCCGACAGTGGCACTTGCTGAAACATGGCCGACCACCAAAACTCCGACATGTGTTTTTTCATTTCTAGCAGTTTGGTTTCGTCGTGCAAGTACGGCACAAGTGCACCCTCTGGTAAATCCGGGTTGTAACCAATCTCCGCGGGTTTGTTGAGCGCGGGGAACGACAATAACGTGAATCGCTGATCAGCGGCCATCTTGCGGCGCACACGGGCTAGCAAGTCATTTGCCGACCAGGGCGTACCGATGATGACCGTGCCTGACCGGGCCTGTAAGCGTGTCATCAAAACCGATTCGTACCAAGCTTCTAACCCGCCCTGCACAACTGGCGACAATGCAGCTTGTGCATCGCGTATGGCATCGTCAATGATCCCCACGTCAATACTGAAGCCGGTAAGGGAGCCGCCCACACCAACGCCCCGCAAACCCCCGTTAGGCACGTCAAACCCGTCTGAATTGTCAACACCTTTAAACCCGATTAATGATGCAGCGGGAAACACTTCACGGTAAAGCGGTTCACCCATGATAGACCTTGCATCACGCGTATTGCGCCGGGCTAGTGCTAACGCGTAACTCGCACCCGCAATGCGAACTGCGGGTAAGTGGCCGTGTAATCTTCCGAACAGGTAAGGGGGTAGGCAGCGCGAAATTAAGGAACTTTTGCCATGTTGAGGGGGTGCAGTAAGCATCAATACGGGCCGCTTGCCTGCAATCACGTCAGCGACAAACGCGTCGATTGCTTTGCACACTTCGACCGAGAACCCGGAATGCTTAAAACGTGGACGATGCAAAAGCGATACAAACGCAGCAAAATTCGTGCGCGACTCTTGGATCAAGAATTGCAGCGGATCGAGGCCGACGATTGCATTCATTTGCCACCATCCAACAAGCCCATGGTCGCCAATTCTTTCAACTGTTCGACGTACTGCGCTTTTTGCTCCTCAGAAATGGTTTGCGACAAAGTAGCCCCGTTCGAAATCTCCACCACGGCCTTATCGAAGCCGAGCAACTTGGTCAACGTGTTAAACGCGTTTGTTTTAGATCGAAATTTAGGCACGACAACACCTTGCTTGACTTCGAAGCCCTCTACGTACCGCCCGTATTTGTAGGTCTTCAGTGCGGCATGGTCAATCTCATAGCGCTCAACAGCACCAACACCCCCGCACGTCGCGCACGTCGCTAGTGTGCCGTCGTCAGCAATACTACCGTCCGAACGTGTCTCACCGCCGACGGTGCCACGCCCGTGGCAGTCGCCGCACGTAACAGTGCGAACTTTGAGCAAATCGGCCAGGTTCGAATTGATGAGGTCGACCAGATCAGCCACAAGTGACGCGTGGACGGGTTCGAGTTTTGCCATAAGCGCAGTGTAACGCAATTGATCGACGCTTGGCGATAGTTACCTGCCATGAAGTTGTCAGTTAGACAACGCCGCGACTTATTTCATTTTGCAGTAGCTTCCGTACCGGTACGGCAGGAAGTTGTTTCTCCCTCCGTACTCTGTTGTCAGAGTGTTAATTATTTATTGTGCGCTGCAACATGGAAATCACAGAAGTACGGAGGGAGTAGTACTTTGACAACTATCTCCCTCCGTACTTTTGAATAAGCCTACAACCCGCATTCTGTAGCTGTTTCTTAGTATAGTAGGTAAATAAAATATTAATAATATATAATAAATACAGAAGGAGAATACAGAGTTACTATATAAGCACTGGATGAAGAAAGTAGTAATAAGTAGGGTACTTATTACTACTTTCGCAAAGTGTACAGGGTCTCAAAAACCTTCCTCCGTACTCCGTCCCTCCGTACATTTCTTTGAAGCAACTGCGCAATATCGCGCCACACGTGACATGCGCGCCGTTCTTTGGCACAATCAGCGCATGGACACAGTAGCTCTCGATTATTCATTGTGGGACTTGACCGTAGACCAATATGGCAATTGGGCAGCGGTGGGCGACGCTACGCCAGGCGACTCGACAGGTCCGGCAATACGCATGGCGCAGGACGTAGCCACGCGCTGCCTGACATGGTACGGGGAGCTTTACTACGATACGACGCAAGGAATACGCTACAGCAATATTCTCGGGCAAGCACCCAACCTCACACTTGTACAAAACTCATTCACGACACAGGCTTTGAAAGTTTCGGACGTAGTGCAAGCTACCGCCGACTTCACATTTGCTAACCGCACCGTATCCGGGACAATCACCACCACCGACATTAGTGGCAATTCTTCGCAAGTGCTGCTATGACACAAGTCGTTATTCCGTTATCTGCCACACCTAACCAGACCATCACGGCGATTCTGGATGGCGCAGCGGCGCAGATTACGCTGACGACGACCGACTATGGTTTGTTTGCTGACGTGATTTACGATGGCGTACCCGTTGCGCTAGGTCGTTTGTGCCTCGACCGCACCGATATCAACCCGAATCGTTATCTGGGCTTACCGCAGTTGCTGACCTTTGCCGACCTGCAAGGCATCACAGACCCCGTGTACACCGGGTTCGGTTCGCGCTACTTGCTGTTGTATGGGGATAGTTGAACCTTGCACTTAGCGCAACTTGTGCTATGCTTGGACTGTCTTTTGGCATTCCGTTTCCTCCTGATGTGGGATCGCCTGCGCTACCAAGCGTTTGGCATTTAGCCGGGTTCGCCCGGCTTTTTTTACCTGTTGACTTTACGTTTTGTTTAACTTATAGTTACTACACACAACACAACAGGAGCTAAACATGGAACAACTTACAATTGAAAAGGCGCACAGGGAAGTGGCGAAGATAGCGCTAATCGGCGATGCCGACCCTGAGGCGGCACACGGACGCGAAGACGATTTACTGCGGTGCTTTGTAGAAATGGTCGCAGCAGATGCCAGCAGCGCCCACAGCGAAGTAGCGCAAGAAATTTGCAAGTCGTTCGCGTTGGTTTTTTCTCGTTATTGCGCATAAACCACAACAGGAGCTAAACAAATGAAAAACACATTAAACAAGATCAGAGAGTGCCACCCTTGCGCTGGGGGTTGGGAAAAACTGCTGCGCACACTAGGTAAAACGAAAGCAGATGATGAACCCGTTTCCGTCATTCAGATTCTGGATAGCAACGGATTAGATGGCGCGTTGTGGTGTTTGCGCGCTGTTGAAGGTCATGAACGCGAAATTAGGCTTTATGCGGTCTGGTGCGCTAGGCAGGTGCAGCATTTGATGACAGACCAACGCAGCATTAACGCACTTGACGTTGCTGAACGCTTTGCAAATGGTGAGGCAACCCATCAAGGGTTAGTTGCTGCTGCTGCGTGGGCTGCTGCTGCGAATGCTGCGGATGCTGCGCGGGCTGCGGGTGATGCTGCTGCACGGGCTGCTGCTGCTGCGGGGGCTGCTGCTGCGCATGCTGCGTGGGCTGCGTGGGCTGCTACGCGGGCTGCTACGCGGGCTGCTGCTCCTGCGCAGGCCACTGCGCAGACTGCGCAGGAACGCGAACTGCGCCGGGTTTGTGAACTGGTTGAACAGGGGCATACAAAATGAACGCGACTACAAAAACACGAATCAAGCATATCACTAGTGAATTACTCGACTTAGGCGCAGTGTGCGGTTTTTTTGTACTTACCTACGGCACGGTATTGCCGCTCTATCTGAAATGGTTTGTGGTGCCGTTTTACCCCGTTTCTGTCAATCCTCTGATTGCGGGGTGCGTAGCTCTCGGGTTTCGGTTTCTGTTTGCGCAGCACGTAGCAGTTGACGCAGGACGTAGCGTCGTTCAAGTTATGTGCGCCATCGTGGTTCGGGCGGGTTTGGGCTTGTTGTTTGGCTACATCGCACACAGTTTCGTGCAATGATAAAAACGCGCACATTTGAGCTAGAAGGGCGGGACGCGGGCAAGACGGTGCAGCTAACCGAGTTGCCCGCTTTGGTTGCTGACCGGCTAGCCCGACGCATCATTCAGCGTTTTGATGGCGATACTACCGGAGGGATTGTGTCGTTAGCCCTCCGTTACCAAAAAGAGCTTGCCGCGCTTGGTGAGGAAGGATTGTACTTGCTGTTCGGGTTTGTGCGCGCTACGCACGCAGACGGAAGCACGTTTGATATCCGGCGCGACTTGCGGGATTGGCGCAACGTGGCGAAATTGCAGCAAGTCGCGCTACTGTTGCATGTTGATTTTCTGTTTGAACGGGAGTTACTGGAAACGCCCGTCACTATGCGCGCCGAAGCGATCCTAGCGGGAGTTTCTGACATCGCTGTGACGTTTTGTTCGCCCTTTTTGGCTGCGGTGCTACAATCCGGGCAAGCTTCTTACGTCGAATTGGAAACCGTTCTGAGTACCGAAGACGCGTTTAACCTAGTAGAATTAACTAATGTGGAAGCTATCCGAGAATGGAAAGCCAACACGAAACCCAAAGGCATAGCATGAACCCACTAGACGAAATCAAAACCACCACGGCGTACGGAACTAAAGGCCGTGATGCGGGAAAAGCTTTTCGTATCACAGAATTGGACGTGGTGGCCAAGGCCGACTTTGTGGTGCGCTTAGTTTCTGCGTTGCGCGTCGAAAGTTACGAGGACTTGCTGGCGAAGGTGCAATCAGCTCCTGCTGGCGCGCCTCAGATCGATGTCATTATGCATATCTTGCAAGGGTCGCAGCCCCAAGCCGTGCATACGCTGATCACTGACGCGTTACAATCCGTGCAAATCGCACCCGATCCGAAGCACCCCGAAGCCTTTCGACCACTGTTGCGAACCGATATTCGCGAGTTGTCAACTTTGGGCGAGCTGCTAGCTGCTTTTGCGATGTTGAATATTTACGCCTAGCATGGCTACCATACCGTCAGTTAATGCGTTAAATGCGTTGGCGCTCGTTGCGTCAGCGTTGCCTAACGTCAACCTGCCCACGCCTATTTACGCGATTGTGGCGGGTGACACGTTTATCCCGCTGACGATACCGTCATCATGGGGAGAATTCTCCCCGAAGTACGAAACGCAACTTTCGGATTATCCTCAAGAGCAAGGCGCGTTTCAGCCTTACAACAAAGTCAAGCGCCCTCAAACGGTCAATGTCACTATGATCAAAACTGGGTCAGACGTTGCCCGGTTTGCGTGGTTCACTGCAATCCGCCAACAGGAAGCGTTGAACCCTACGCAACTGTACACGCTGATATCACCTGTTGGCGTTTTTGTTGATTTTACGATTGCTACCATGTCAATAGACGTGCGCCCTGATCGCGGTTCGAACATAACGTACTTGAACATCTTGTTTACGGAAGTGCCGCAGATTGTGTCCAGCGACGGTAGTTATCAAAACACGCTGTCAGCAAAAAGCAATCCAGTCGCACAGATTGGTCAAGTCTTCACTACCGCAGTGACCGCCGCGCAGCAAGCGCTGGTGAAAGCCGCTGCCTTCATTACGAGTTGATCATGGCTGATAACGGAAACGTGGTGGACGAACTTGTCGTTAAGCTCACGCTGGACGATGCTGAGTACAAAAAAGCAGATAAGCAAGTCGATCAACAGGTTGAAAAGACTGAGAAGAAACGCGTCAAAGAGGATGACAAGCGCAGCAAACGCGAAAAAGAGCAGATCAAGCGCACTAAGCAATCGACTAGCGAAACAAAGACGCTGACCAATGCGTTAAAGGGCTTGTCGTTGTCCTTGGCGGGTGTGCTCGGCGTCGGCTCAGTAGCCGGGCTAGTCGGCTCGGTAATCGCACTGGCGGGCATGGAAACTAGTCTACGCCGGACGGCAGTGTCGACTAACTTGTCTAACCGGGAAATGCAGGCATGGGGCAGCACAGCCCGGCGGCTAGGCGCGGATGCAGCCAGTGGCGCGCAGGCCATAGCTGACCTCGCGCGAGAACAGCAACAGTTCAACATTACCGGCGATGCACCAACACTTGCCGCGTTTGCGCGGATGGGTATTCACGCGGGTACGGATACGCCCATTGCGGACATTTTGGAGCAGGCGCAGCACATGTATCGCGCATCAAGCCCCGCGCAACAGCTGCAGATTGAATCCGGGTTATCTGCGCAGGGTGTATCTCCGGACTTGATTCTGATGATCAAGTCGGAAACGGATGCACGCGCCGCATACACTAAATCATTGAACGAAGCCGCCGAAGAGAACAAGAAAGCGCTCGCGGCGGTTTCGGACGCGATGTCGTCTGTAGAAAATTCGGCAATCAATGTCGCGAATGCACTTGCAACCGTGTTGCAGCCTGCAATAGAAAGCTTTGCGGATTGGTCAAGCAAAGGTGCTACGGCAGTGTCGGCGTTTGTTGACCGCATCATGGCCTCTGGTGGGGGACTCGACGGCTTCATCAAAGTCATGCGCGAAGAACTGCCCACGGCCACCAATATCTACCTTGGCGCACTCACTAAGCTGGGCGAGTACATCGATATCCTCGCATACGGCATCGCTAAAGCGTGGGACGTGTTGAAGTCGGCGTTTGATAAATTTAACATCGGCGACAAAGTAGGAAGCATTTTTGATAACGTCAAAGAAGGATTATCTGGGCCTGCGGCTTTCATCAGTAACCTTTGGACTAAGGTGGCAAAAGAAGCACGCACAAACGGCCCTGCGCCGGTTGCTAACTTATTCGGATTGAACAAACCCGCAGCCACCCCGGCCGCCGCCAATCCCGGTGCTGCACCTGCGGGCACAACATCAGGCGCGTCTGATTTAATGACGAAGCTGATTACAAAATATGGACTGACGGTGCCGCAAGCTGCCGCAGTTGCAGCTAATGCGATGAGTGAATCAGGGACCAAGACCAACGCTTTCAACCCCGCAGGTGGTGGCAGCGGTGCACGAGGGTTGTTCCAATGGCGCGGTGCGCGTTCCGACGCGTTCCTATCAAAGTATGGGGTTCGTCCTGACGCCGGGACACTCGACCAGCAGCTGGACTTTTTGTTCTCTAACCCTTACGAATCCGGGTTACTGCGTAAATCACTCGGCGCGGGCGGTGGTGCACAACAATTAGGTAAGTCGTTTTCCGATGTGTTCGAAGGTCACGGCAACTTGTCTGAGTCGATCCGGCGCGGGCAGTTAGCTGACAAGTTGTCCAGCGGGTACAACGGCCCGGATTCAGCGGGAGCAGCCCCGGCAGGTACGTCGATCAGCATTCAAAGCGTTACGGTACAGGCGAACAACCCTGGCGAATTCGTCAACGGGATACAACGCCTGACCGGACCACAAAATTACAACACCGCCGTACGTTAAATCGCTTGACATTGCCGTTACGTTTTCGTAAGATAGATGCACACTTACAACAGGAGAACGTCATGGCGTTGAGTAAGATCGAGCGGGAGCTGCTAATTGCTGCGAGAGAACTGATCGAAAGCGGTGAAGAATTTTACATTTGTTTAGCAATAGTGACCGCTGCCGTACATCGTGGCTATTACTGCATGGCTGTGGAAGTTCGACTTAGTCGCTATATCCGTGATGCGCTAGCGCCGCACGTGTACCTCGAAAATTGGCAGCGTGCAAACGGTTATGATGCTCAACGTACTGTCAGGCTAGACCGGCTAGCTTGGATCGATTGGATGCTCGATCAACCGGAGGTTGAATAATGAAGAAGTTCTTACAAGGCATGTTCGACCTGACACTAGCGCTTTTCGGCTATTTGCTCCTGTCGTGGCTAGCGGTTAAACTGGGCTGATCATGACAGGCACATTCCAACAATTCGCCGAACGTGCGGCACGCGTTACCGTGTCGGTCACCCGCAACAACGCGCAAGGTGCGGCGCAAACGTACACCTACGTCTACACACAAAACCGCATGCGTATTCAGGTGCGGCAGGGTGGTAAGCAGTACGGCAATGCACATATTGAAATCTTCGGCGTCGCTCAACAGGACATGAATCAAATAGCTCGGTTGTGGCTAGAGGTCATGACGCCGCAGAACGCCGATACAGTCGCAATTGACGTATGGAACGGAATGCAGTACATCCCGTTCTTTCAAGGCGTTATCATGTGGTCTGCTGTAGACGCGTCAACGATGCCGCAAGTTAAGCTGGTCATTGACAGCAACGCCGCTATGCCTTTGATGAATATCCCAGTGCCGCCTTATTCGAATCCGGGGCCGGTGACGCTATCTGACGCGTTAGCAGACATTGCTGGGCAAGCGGGTTTTGCCGTGGTGTATTCGGCGTCAGTTCCAGTCTATTCCTTGACGAACCCCCGCGTAACGGGTGCGCCGTTGGAACAAATCAACGCGCTAATGTCGCAATATCCCGACCTGACATGGTTTGTCAATTTGCAGCAAGTCGTGATCCGGTTGGCGGGTGCGCCGAGTAATACGGACTCCGTGCGTATCGCGGTTGATACGGGTTTGCAATACGCCCCGGTGTACAGCACGAGCGGGTTAAGCATCACGACGATATTCAATCCATTGCTGCGTCCCGGCATAGCGCTGGATGTAGAAACGACGTTTGATTTCGTCAACCGTACCAATTGGGTCGCTGCCGTGTTGTCGCATCAATTAGATGTCAATCTGCCCGGCGGGCAGTGGAATACGGCCATCGCGGCGAACAGTTACGGCGCAAAGAGTAATAACTAACAGGAGAACAAACATGAATGACACCGCACGCGAGATTAAAGAGGCTTTTTTCGCCGCAGTGAGTGCATACGCGCTGCTTATCGGACTGGTGGTACTTGGGGGGTTTGTTTGCATAGCGGGGGAATATTTCCTCATATCCCGCCCCGCATGCATCGAACTAAGCAAACTCACTGGGCGCGAAGCTTTCATATCACCCCGCGTATCGTGCATGCTGAAAGATAACGGCGATTGGGTTGATTACCGCGTCGTTACTGAGAAGAAGTCTAGTGTCACGATTAAGCGGGAAAGTGCAAAATGAGCAACACCCCATTTAGTTTCCCGTTCGAGGCGCAGTTCGATCAGGACCGGTCGCAAGAGTACGTCATCTTGTCGTTACTGCGCGGCACGATCAACACCGCAGAATTGGTGCAAGTACAGGCGGTCAATCCGGTGGCGGATCGTGTCGGGTTTGTCACTGTGCAGCCCATGGTGTTAGATGTAGATACGAACAGCATCGTGCTCGATCAAAGCCCAGCATACAACGTGCCCTACATGCGCATGCAGGGTGGCGTATCTGCGATCATCTTAGACCCAGTGGTCGGGGACATCGGCGTAGCACTTTACGCGCAAAAAGACATCACTACGATTAAGCGTACGTTGCAACCTAGCCCTGCGTCTACCGACCGCGTATTCAGCACCGCTGATGGGTTGTACCTCGGCGGCTTTTTAAACGGCGCACCGACACAGTACGTTCAATTCCTCGCCAGCGCGGCAGGCATTAACATTGTCTCACCCGGCAATATCAACTTGAACGCGACGGGCAACATCGCACTCAACGCGGGGGGTTCGCTGACGTTGCAAGCTGGCTCGACAATTGCCACTACGTCAGCAAGTACAACAACGGTCAACGCGTCGCAGCTAGTGGTCAACGCGCCAACCACGTTCAACAACACGATTAGCGGCACCGCAACGGGTTCAGGCAAGTTCTCGTTTGCTAGCCCGATCACCGTGCCGGATGTCATCGTGCCAAACGGCAGCGTGAACAATCATATCCACGGCGGCGTACAAACCGGTTCGGGTAATACCGGCAACATGACCGGTTAAAGTGCTTGACAAAGAATTTAAGTTATCGTAAGATATGCTTAACGTTGGAAGCGCGATAGTACCACCTAAACCTGCGCCGGGTAAGAGAGCGCAGGGCCAACATAGAAGCGAGTGGTCGTACCCGGTTGCAGCAAGCGGATAGCCCTATGCAGTTATAACCGCCCGCTTCTGTGTTGGTGCAACTATGAAGTTGCAAACTGCGCAAACCCGTGCGCACTCCTCGCAGTATTAACGCACGGGGTCTAAAGGAATGTCATCCTGTAGTTGTACCAACACTTTAATACTATGACCTACTCAGTACGTTGCAAAAATAGCGCATGTCGCCATCGCCGAGTCAGTAAACGGCACCCCGACGAATATCTCAGGCCGCCAGCCTGTGAAGTGTGCAACACAGTGTCGGGGTGGCGGCTGGAAGGCAGAGAATATAATCGGCGGGGTTTGTGCTACTGCCGCAACGTAGTAGGAAAGGACGGCACGTATCCGCATCGCACGACGCACCCGTTTTGCGACAACAACCCGCGAGGACCGTACAACCAGTTAAAGCGGCAAGGTGTAAAAGATAGCGACATGCCGTTCGAAGTAGCTGCCCCAGTAAAGGGCGATTGCCCGTTTTGATCTACCAACATCAGGAGTAAATAATGACAAACAAAGAACAAACAGCAGCGCCGCAAGTAACGGATGAGCAGGCAGTCCGTGAATTGCGTGATGCGATCAAATCGGCAATCGAATTCGCAGAGCGTACCGGCCGCGTCGATGTAGACGTAATCGACCTAAACCGCTGGCACATTACCTGCTCGTACCTGCTTCTATCAGCACCGCCAGCAGCAGAGACGCCGGTAGCTAAATTTACGCAAACAGAAATTGGGACGCAATGCAATTTTGGAGAAATCTTGAAAGCATCCATTCCACAAAATTTTCAGAAAGCGTCTCTAGTCGATACTCCCGCGCCTCTGGTGTATTCCAACGGAGTTGCAGCACCTCGCCAAGAGGCGAAGCCGGTAGTGGCGGATTTGCTGCTGCGCGCGCGTGTCGCTGGTTTGCTGCACCTCCTGCAATTCCGCAATCTCGGATACGTCCCCGAGAAAGATGTCATCGAAACCGATAAAACAATCGCAGACATCAAGCGTATGCTCGCCGCCGCACCGCAGGAACAAGCGCCAGCACGCCGCAGGGACATCTTTGGTATTTGCGATGCTTATGAATCTGGCATCGGCCACGGCTTGCAGCAGGATGGACTGGACCTATCGCGTACACCACATGGCGACCCAGAACATGGCGAGGCTTACCAGATCGGCTATGAGCTTGGTGTTGAACGGGCACAAGAAGGTAAGAAGGGACAAGCGCCATCTAGCAAACAATGTGGGTATGCATCTGTAGGTAATTGCATTCCAGGGTGCGTAGAAAAAATGAACACGAACCGTTGGTATCTATCCGATTCTGACAGTAATGGCTTACAGGCCGTTCTTGACTCCGAGGAGTAAATAATGACCGACAAACAATTCCTACAATGGATTCATGACCGCTTGCGCTATGAGCATGGAGAAAACATCTATATGGACTACATGCACAAGCTGCGAGCGATCATTGAGGCAACGCAGGATAGTCAGGTTACTCCGAATCGCCCGACTACAGAAAGCAAACCATGACACTGAACATTGAACAAGAGCGCCGGGAGTTTCACGACTGGTTTTTTAGTGATGAAACCGCGCTAAAGAAAGAGCCGCCTTACAGCGCCACAGAGTCATTCATGTTCAACGCATGGCTTGCCGCCAAGCGCGCCGCCGTGGGGAGCGCGGAGCCGGTGGCATTCGCATTTGTCATCGTTGACAAAAATGGCAACCCTGAATTCGTCACATCTACTCACGACGAAGCACAAGAGCACATCAATGATGCCATATCGGAACACAACATCCATGGCGCAGGGAAATGGCGAGCAATTCCGGCATATGAAATGCGCCCAAGCGATGACAAGTTGTGGGATCAAGCTTTGCGTGAGCGCGACTACAATGCCGAAATTGCGGACAAGCTGGCGGACGCTATTAGCCAATATTTCGGCGAAGAAATCGGCGAGCACAGCAGCGCGAATTGTCCATGGTTGGAATCACTACGAGTCATCGAGGAAGCCGCCCCTCCAGCGCCTGTAAGTGCCACTGTGAATGGCGTTGATGAAGTGGAGTGGTTGAAAACCGGACTCCGTAATTATCAAGAAAAGCTTGCGGCTGTTGTTGCCGAATACGAGGCTTACCAGAAAGAACACCCTGCGCCTGTAAGTGCGGAGCCGGTAGACGCGTCCGACGATGCCGCGAAGGGAAACATCAGCGCATGGCTTCGTCGCCGCGCTGGTGGCGATCTGGTGATGATTCCTGGGCGCCTGGCGGGACAGATCGCAGACCACATCGACAAGCTCGCCAGCGCCCTGCCATTCACAGACGCGAAGGACAGCGAGCGATTTGACTGGTACTTCAGGCCCGACAGAGTTAAGTGCACTGATTTTATGAAGCAATATTTCAAAGGAATGAAAGAGCGCTGGACGCCGGATCAATGGCGTGCAGCCATCGACGCAGCTATCGCGGCTAAGGAGGCGGGAAAGTGATTATGGGAATCGCCTTGATAGCTACTGGATTCTGTCTGGGAATTCTATTGATTCTGCTCGGCGTCTGGTCGGGGCATCTGGAATTCGATGAAAACAACGTTACTTTAAAATGGTAGGAGTCCCCATGAGCCACCAGTTACCACCTCTGCCGGAGCCCGACGGAGTATGTGAAGTCGTCGTTGGCCACAAGCTGATTCGCGGCATGCAAGCTGACATTGTCGAATCAAGGGATGCTTGGGGTGAAGAAAAGGTGCGCGCCTACGCAGAGCAGGCCATTGCCAGCGTGAAGCGGGAGCCCTTGAACGAAATGCAAATTGCAAGCATTTACGCAACGCGGGATCGAACGCCAGGCGCTAGTTTCGCTGATCTATTCCGCGATATCGAAGCTGCTCATGGGATTACCGGCAGATACAAGGAGCTTAAATAATGTACAAAGCGCTTATTGTCGTGCTGCTGGGCATGTTGTTGTTTTACGGACAACCCAGCATTGCTGACGGCATCGCTAAGTACGTGCAAATCAAGATTGACTTGTACGACATGAAACAGTCTGTCTGCCCTGACAATTGACTTTGCGCACCCGTTGCGGTTTCTGCTACACTCACCGGCATGGCTACAACAAACGTACCTTTACCGACCTTCACTAGCGCCGGACTGCTCACGTATAGCGAACAGGCTATTCTGACAGGCATTCTGGCCGACTATGTCGCTGCTTGGGCTGCGACGGGTAAGACGTTGTCTTCCGCACTCGCTACACCACAGGGCCAGCTTTCCTCTTCGCAGTCCTACATGGTGGCCGACTTTCAGGCAGCGTTAGCGCAGTTAATTGCTAACGTAGACCCGTTGACCACCTCGGGCGCATTTCAAGACGCGCTGGGGCGCATTTACTTGCTTAAACGCAACGCGGCAACATACGCCACCGTACCTGCCACCGTGACTGGTGTTGTCGGACAACCACTCGCAGCAGGTGCGCAGGTTAAATCGTCCGACGGGACGATATGGGCCTCCACTACGTCAGTTGTGTTTGGCTCGGCAGGCACCGCTACGGTGACGTTTCAAGCGACTACTTCGGGCAGTGTGCCGGTAGCAGGCATCAACGACCTGACTATTTATCAGCGCTCGGCAGGCTGGGAAGGCGTGTCTAACAGCGTTAGCAGCACGCCGGGTCAAGACGTAGAAGGCCGGGCAGCGTTCGAAACGCGGCGACAAGAAAGCGTGCAAATTGGTGGCACGGGTTCAGCAGAGTCTGTGCGCGCCGCTGTTGCGGCTGTCACGAACGTTAGTGATGTGTATGTGTACAACAACGGCAGCACATCCGCGATTACTTATGGCACGACTAATTACCCTATCCCCGCCAATTCGATCATGGTAGCCGCGACTGGTGGCACTGCTGCTGCTGTGGCTGCGGCGATTCACAGTAAGCTAGACGCAAGTTGCGGCATGTCGTCACAAGGCACCACTAGCGTAACCATTCAAGATACTGTCAATTACGTCGCACCCTACCCCACTTATGTTGTGCGCTACGTCGTACCCCCGGCTGAGCAGGTATACATCACGGTTAATGTAGCTAACTTGACAACATTGCCAAGTAACTACATTACGCAAGTGCAGAACGCCGTAGCGTCTGCATTCATCAACGGTTACTCTGCTGCGGATGGATCGATCAACGTGTCACGTGCGCGCATTGGGGGGCAAATCATCGCAGCCGAGTACGCTGCCCCAATACAAGCTATCGGCAATATCACCCCGGTATCGATTTTCATCGGCTTCTCCGCGAGCCCGGCAAGCGGGGCATCTGTGACGATGGGGATTGACCAGCAACCCGTTTGCCCCGCGTTGAATATCACTGTCAATGCCATCACGGTGTAAACCATGAGCGACTATCTCGGACAGACTGTACAGAAGCAATACAGTAACTCCACAACATTGTTGCAACTTCTCGACAGTTTTGATCAATGGGTCGATCTTAGCTCATTCACTGAACAATTTCTAGCTAACGTGTGGGACATCACTACGGCGCAAGGGTTTGGTCTTGACATCTGGGGGCGCATTCTTGGGCAATCGCGCTATGTGCAAGTAGCGCAAGTACCGGGGGACAACTTCGGGTTTAACATTAACGCCGCAATTGGTACAAACTGGCAACCATTTAACCAAGCCCCATTCTATAATGGCGCAGCAGGCGGCACAGTCGCTTATGCCTTGCTCGATAGTTATTACCGGCAGGTGCTGCTTGTCAAAGCGGCTTCGAATATCGCCTCTTGCGATGTACCGAGCATTAACGCGTTAATGCGCGCCATGTTCGGAACTCGGGGCAAGTGCTATGTCGGCTATGACCTTGCGCTACCGATGCGCATCGGGTATCACTTCGAGTTCACGCCTACTAACGTAGAGCGCACTATCATTGAATCGGGTTTGTTTCCCATCCCTGCCGGAATGGCAGTAAAATATATCTATCAGCAATACACTTATTCACCGTTCGGCTTTGCGGGGGCGAATGGTGGCGCTAACCCGAATTTCATCACCGGCTTTAATCAAGGGCCGTTTTATAACAACCCGACAGCTTAAGGGCTTGCTATGCAACAATCAAACGCGCCGAGTAAAATTTACGTACCGTTCGCGCAGAACGATAGTTCGAAAGTCAACGTCCCGGTTACAACTACGGACGCAACCCGCGCCAGCCAGTCGCTGGGCTTTCCTCCGCTGACCGGGCAACCGCCAGAGTCAGGTGGTGTGCCGCCGCAACTGGAAGACTTTAACGGCGCAATCAATCAGATCGCTTCAATTGCGTGGTGGGTCATGGGTGGTAACTTCTACCCCTATGATGCAACGTTTGCCGCGAGTTCGTATATCGGCGGCTACGCTAACGGCGCGAAGTTGTTACGCCTAGACAATACCGGTGATTGGTTAAACACGGTAGACAACAACGTCACAAACCCAGATGCGACTGACGGCACCGCAGCGAACTGGACCCCAGGCTACAACTACGGCGCGGCAAGTATCGCCGTGTCGTCTACAGCAATCACCGTGCGCCCTGTGCAGGCTGCAAAGCGGATTCTTATTCTGACCGGTACGCTGAGTGCCAACACGACCGTAACACTCCCTGCGTGGGTGTACGAGTGGACCATCATTAACAACACCGCAATGGTAACGTTCACGCTGTTGCTCAACACTGCGAGCGGTACAGGGGTATACCTGCAAGCTGGTGCGCAATCGGTGCACGGCGATGGCACCAATATCGTGCAAGCGCCCGCGTCGATCGCCACTGCAACAGCTAGTCAACAAGCTGCTACGCTCGGCCAGGTGCAGTCCGGTCTTTCGTCCTACGCCATCGACACAGGCACCGCCAACACTTACGCAGTTCCACTGTCGCCCGCAATTGCTGCGTATGCCGATGGTGTCAAAATTCGCTTCCGAGCGCTGACAGCAAATACGGGCGCTGCTACGTTGAACGTGAATGGCCTTGGTGCAATTGCGTTAGTCGGTGGCGCGCAAATAGCGCTGCAAGGAGGCGAAATTGCGGCCGGGGGTTATTGCGAGGCAGAATATAACGGCTCGCTGTCAAAATTTGTTTTGCTGGAATGCACAGGCGCGCCTGTGCAGGTCGCCAATGCCACGGCCAGTCAGCACGCGGTACCACTGGGGCAGGCTCAATCTTTGATTGCTGCTGCGCAAACTCCACAGCTTATGCCGCTGACAGCTAGCGTCGCGTCAAACTTGATCACGGCGAATCTTGCTGCCGTGTCGCTTGAGTTCCGCAACGCGACACTGACCACTGGTAGTGGGACTACTATTGCGGTAACGGCATTGAGTGTCGCTATTCCGAATATTGCGGCTTCATTGGGAGCCACAACAGCAGTTGCCGCACAGATTGCTGTCCTTGTCGCCTACAACACGGGCTCTCCGGTTCTCTGCTTGGTAAATATGTCTGGCGGTGTTGATCTTAGCGAAACAGGCACGATCAGCCCGACAACGATAAGTGCTGGCTCTACATCGCCGTCGGTCATTTATTCCGCAAGTGCGGTCGCGGCTAACAGCCCTTACCGGGTGGTTGGTTACTTTACTGGCACATGGACCAGTGGTACTGGCTGGGCGCTCACTCAGGTGCAGCCATATGGCGGACAAGCCATGGCAGCGATGCAGTCACTGGGATTCGGGCAAACTTGGCAGGACGTTACTGCCAGCCGCACTTTCGGAGTTACTTATTACAACACCACTAACCGCGCAATAGTTCTCAATGTTCAGATGTCGAATAACGGCAATTCACAGGTAAGTGCAACTATTAACGGCGGCCTCGCTGTTCTTTTTCTGACAACGGCAAACGTGGCTGGACAATTTGGCGCAGGCTCTATCGTCATTCCCGCGAGGGCGTCTTATTTGTTGACGAGCACTACCGTAAATACCATCAACCAGTGTGCAGAGCTGCGATAAGGATTGACCATGCAAAATTACAAAGACACAAACGGCGTTGTTCACTACTTAAGTGATATCGATATAGAAAATGGCGGCAAAGATTTGTTGCCTGCGGGGTGCGTGGAGATTACGCAGGCTGAAGCTGATGCAATCTCTAATCCCCCTCCGACACTTGCGCAGGCGCGGGCGGCTCAAGTTGCTGAGTTGACGGCGGCGTATAACGCAGCCGTGCAAGCATCAGTGAGCTTTACCGCCGAAGGCGGCGTAACGAAGACATTTCAGACCGATAGCAACAGCCGCGATTTGCTGTCCTTTGCTGTAGCGGGTTACAGCGCGCAACAAGCCGTCCCGGCTGGTTTCTACTGGAAGTCGGAAGACAACGCACAAGTGCCTTTCACGCTCGCCGACCTCAATGGTCTATTGGCAGCAGTGCTAGCTCAGGACTGGGCCGGTTTCCAACAACTAACTACGCTTAAAACGCAGGTCGCAGCGGCAATGACCGTCGCTGACGTAGAGGCAATCGTCTGGAAGTAATCGCGCATTTGCTCACGCGGTAGACAAATGCGCCACAAAGTATGTTAACTCAGGTTTTCCCTGATAGTAACAAGGTGTTACAATTGAGCCAGCGAGGCGCAGACCTGCTAACCTAGGCCCATCCAGCGACGACAGGAGCGGCAAACATGCATTTTTTCTACGATAAAGGGGCTGATATGAGTACTGCGCAGGATGTTGGCGAACAGGCCGCACGCGTTGCAACTCCCGCAGCCGTAGCAGGCGTAACGCACTTTCTCGGTGTGCCTTTAAGCGATTGGGTGCTAATTCTGACAATCGTCTACACGCTAGTACAGCTCTTTGTGTTGATCCGTGACCGATTGTATAAGCCTTGGCGAACCAACCGCGACATCCGTAATGCCTTACCACCAAGCGCTACTACTGCACAAGACGCCCCAGTTACTGTGACTGTGACTGTCAACGAGAATACTCATGGCACTAGCTGACAAAGCTAAACTGGCCGCAGTGATTGGGCCTGCCGCTGCGGTGTTAGCTGTTGCGCTGACTGGCTCAAATGAAGGCGTTTCGCTTAAACCGTACAACGACAAGCTAGGTGCAAACGTGCAAACTGTTTGCTATGGCGATACTGAAGTCCCAATGCGGCGTTACACGCTAGACGAGTGCAAACAATTGCTAGCGGATCGTTTGGCCGATTACGCAACTGCTGTGCGCAACTCTACGTTGGACTTCGACACGCTGACGGACGGGCAGAAAGTTGCCGCTGTAGATTTTGCCTATAACTTAGGCGTACAAACGTACAAAAGCTCAACTTTGCGTGTGATGTACGGCAACAAACAATTTCCGGAAGCCTGCGAACAGTTTTTGCGCTATAAATACACGGGGAACCCGCGCCGCGATTGTTCGCTTGCGGAAAGTAACTGTAGCGGGTTAATGAAACGGCGGCGCGCAGAACGTGCCGCATGTCGAGGTGAGTAATGTCTATCTTAACTAGCTTTGCCGGTCTTGCAGTCGGCACAAAATTTAAGATCATTGGCGCTGCTGCGTTTGTGACAATTTGTGCGGGTTTGTACGCTGCACACGCTATTGAGGTGGCCAGCCTACAACATGAACTAGACACGGCTAACCGACGCGCAGAACGTGCCGTAGCTTCGGCCAACGCGTTAAAAGATGCAAACGACGCATTCAGTACCACAATAGCCAAACAGAACGCCTCCATAGACGCACTGAAGGCCGCTGATGCTGCAAAGGCAAAGCAGGTAGCACAAGCGCAAGCACAGGCACAAATCGCCGCGCAGAAGGGCTACACGACAGCGCAACGCACATTAGCTAAAACACCGAGCAAACCCGGCAATGCTTGCGCATCACTAGACGACTTGATTAACGAAACTATCAAGGTGCGCAAATGATAGGTAAAATCTATCATGCGCTGATGGTGCTAGCTCTGACTGGTTGTGCCGCGCAGCCCGCTATCGTCCACGACCCGGTCGAGGTAAAAGTCCCCATTGCAGTTGCTTGCAAGATAGAACCCGTACCGATTCCGCAATGGGCGCTTGATGCGATACAACCCGGCGCGGATGTGTACACAAAGGGCCGAGCTGTGCTAGCCGAGCTGGAGCAACGGATCGCGTACGAAGGTCAGCTACTTGCGGCTATCGCAGCGTGCCAGTGATTTTACCCAGCTTGTCACCTTTGGCACCACGTCGAAAATAAACAACCAACCGCCGATGACGACGCCCATTACGAAAGTCATGGCGAACGCACCAAATATTTGCGTCGCAACAAACGCACCAAATATTTGCCAAAACGTAGCCATTTACAACTCCCTTATGTGAACAACTGCTGCGCCATCGCGGCTTACTGGATTGCCGCGAATGATCAGGATGCGGTCAATTTGCGAATCATCTAGCCAGATTCGCTGCTTGGTCAGTAGGTCACACAACACTTTCTCTCTATTTGCGATGTCCCACGCTTTGCCTTGCAAGCGTTTCGGAGGCAGCAACTCAATTAGAACGTCTAATCTGCCTGTTAAGGGCTTGACCTTGCCAGATGGCAGCTTGTTTTTTGCTGCGATGCCCCACTCCCTAGCCGCCTTGGACAGCACAACCCGCCCACACACTGCCCGGTAAAGCCTGTTCATTGATGGCGGAAACGGTAGCGTTAGTGTAGTCGAGTTCATTTGTTCAACTCCTGTTCAACCAGTTCACAAACACGGCGCAATTCGCGTTCCTGCGCAGCATCCGCAGCATCCGCAGCATCCGCAGCATCCGCAGCATCCGCAGCATCCGCAGCAGCCCACGCCGCCCGCGCACCCGCAGCAGCAGCCCACGCAGCATCCGCAGCCCGCGCAGCATCCGCAGCCCGCGCAGCAGCCCACGCAGCAGCATACGCAGCCCGCGCAGCAGCACCCGCAGCAGCATACGCAGCCTCATACGCAGCCTCATACGCAGCAATTAACTCTTGATAGGTTGCTTCCCCATTTGCAAAGCGTTCAGCAACGTCAAGTGCGTTAATGCTGCGTTGGTCTGTCATCAAATGTTGCACCTGCCTAGCGCACCAGACCGCATAAAGCCTAATCTCGCGTTCATGACCTTCTACCGCACGCAAACACCACAACGCATCATCGAATCCGTTGCTGTCCAGAATCTGGACGACGGAGACGGGTTCGTTGTCTGCTTTCGTTTTACCCAATGTGCGCAGTAGCTTTTCCCAACCCTCAGCGCAAGGGCTGTGCTCTCTGATCTTGTTTAATGTGGTTTTCATTTGTTTAGCTCCTGTCGTAGCTTGGTCCGAAGCCCCGGTTAATTACGATTGCTTTACGATTTCAGCTTCAATGGCGATTGCCAATTTACTAGTATGACGAAGACGAACGACGCTGCGAGCGCCTTGATAGTCATATTGTTTGCTACCGTCAGGAGCCCTGACACGGCGGCATTCTTTACCTTCGACACTGATCGCTGTTTTGATCCACTCGCCGCCTACGCCGTTCACTTTGACTGTTTGCATTTCATTTCTCCTGTTGTGTTTGTCGATGTAGGTATATTAAGCTAACGTAAAGGCAAAGTAAAGCCCTTTTCGTAAATAAATGCACACGTCGCACAAACGCAACAACCCGCCGAAGCGGGTTGTTGTTACGGTATATCGTCCGGGTGAATGTACTGGACTACTTGGCGAACGGGTTTGCTGATTGCGGCGCGTTGGCCGCTTGCGCAAAAGGATTAGCTGTTGCCTGTTGTGCGCCCCCAAACGGATTAGCTGTTGCCTGTTGCGGTGCGGGTTGCCCTTGCTGTGCGTGGCCTGCAAACGCGGCACCAGAGTTGTTACCAATCGGCAAACGTTCTCCTGGGCCTGCGTCCATGATGCCATTCAGGTTAAATGAAATGCCGCGCTTGCCGGACGGGTGCGACCAAGCCCACGCCGCCAGTGTGACGCGAACGCGACGACCTGCATAAAACAACTGCCGAATCGCATTTGTGCTTTCAGGCGTGATAGTAACCTGCACCCCGTCTGCGCCGTAAATTTCTGGGGCAAAGCGCGACACACCCCGCACGACGAGCCAGTCGCCAGGAATGCCGGGCAATGGTTTCTTGCGGGATGCGTTTGTTTCTACTGACAAGCTGATATCCGGGTGTAGTGCACCAAACGATGCAGTAGCACGTTCAGTGATCATCGCGAGCAAATCAACTTGCGCATCGGGGGCAAAAGCTAACAAGGCAAAATGTTCGAGTGGGTGGCCGTCTTTCAGTTTATTAGCCAACGGGGTAGCCAATGCGGAGTTAGCCAAAATTGCAACGTGGTCAGTGATAGACATGAGAGAACCTTTAGATTAAGTTAATAGACACTTCAATAAACCCGCCACAGCGGATAGTTCAATATTAATCAAGTTTTACGCTTTGGTCAATAATATTTGAGTACTGTTTAAACAATTTTGCAACTTCAGAAGGCGTCCCAGGCACAACCAATTTCACAGATTTTTGATCTGCCGAGCGTTTGATCAGCGTATCGCGCAGACCCTCGGGCAAACGGTCGTACACTTCAGACAATGCTTTAGGTTCTAGCAAGTCATGCATGCCGTAAGCTAGCAAAGTAAGCGCGACTTCTTTTGCATCCCGCCACATGCGCCGCCCCGGTTTCGTCGTCAATTGAATAGCAGGATGGCCCGTCTTGGCTAAGTTCTCGATGCGCTGCCCAACGTCTTCCCAAAACGATTTAAATGCCGTGCGCGCTGCCCACAACTGCACAACTTCGTCGTCCGTCATGTCGTGCAAACTGCGCAGCCCTGCGTAGTTATTCAGTGCGCCTGCGACGGCTTCGTGCGTGCGCGGGCAGGCCGCTTTTGCGCGGCAGTAGCGGCAATGCTCACCTGCAACGGGTTCGCCGGGGTTGTGGGTGCGCTCCACTTCTTGGGCAAGTAACAACCGCTCGCGTTGCAACCACTCGGCGGGAAGTTCCAGCGCTTGTCCGGCCACGCCGATAACGCGCCGCGGCTGAAATACTGCAACCATCATGCGTACAGGGGCCAGCTTAAACGTTTCGGCAGCGGCGACAAGATAAGCTGCAAGTTGCGGGTTTGTGTCTTCCGCGTCGCCGCAAGCTACATCTTCAAACCCGTATTTGTAATCGACGACGATCAGTAAATGATGCGCAGGCACCCAGACGATGCAATCGGCCGTACCGAACAACTGACCCGATATTGACGGGATGGCCACTTTCTTTTCAATCGTGACAAACCCTTGATAGCCTTCAGGTATCAGCAATTGAATGAAATCGGCGTAAGCCTTGCCGTGTTTGCGCAGCTCTGCGTTCCAATCCTCGACGGATTTACCCTTCAGATCTAACTCAATAGGCGGCGCTTGCATCGGAGCTTCCCCACCCGCTGCGCCTTCCAAACTAAACTTTTGGCGCACATAAAACTCGGCCACGGCGTGCGCAATTGTACCTTCTAATGCGGCAGGGCCAGCAACGTCTGATAACCCGACCGACATCTGCACACTCGCAGGGCAATTGCGCCAACGCTTGCGCGATGAGAATGACAACTTCGAATGCACGACTACTGGATTAGACATGTTTGCTCCTTTGTGTTGTAGGTGCGCTTATCTTAGTACATTCTAACGAATTGGTAAAGTTTGGACTCATTTCATTTTGCGGCAGCTTCCGTGCCGGTACGGCAGGAAGTTGTTTCTCCCTCCGTACTCCGTTGTCAGAGTGTTAATTATTTATTGTGCGCTGCAACATGGAAATTACAGAAGTACGGAGGGAGTAGTACTTTGACAACTATCTCCCTCCGTACTTTGAATAAGCCTACGACCCGCATTCTGTAGCTGTTTCTTAGTATAGTAGTTAAATAAAATATTAATAATATATAATAAATACAGAAGGAGAATACAGAGTTACTATATAAGCACTGGATGAAGAAAGTAGTAACAAGTAGGGTACTTATTACTACTTTCGCAAAGTGTACAGGGTCTCAAAAACCTCCCTCCGTACTCCGTCCCTCCGTACATTTCTTTGAAGCAACTGCGCAAATAGCTATTGATCTCGGCTAGTTGATAGTTTTTTCAAATTTTACTTTTCCTTAAGAAAGACACAACATGGCACTAGCTGGTTCAAATTCGAATAATCAGGAAAACACATGCAGATAACCAACATCCAGTTCGCGCAGATCACTGCGACGAATTGCGAACTCACAAAGACATTCAAACGAAACGACGCTGGCGCAGTAGAAAGCACGGCCATTGCGCACATGACAGAAGGCACGGCGCGTATTGTGACGCTGCCCAACTTGTCGGCATTGCGGCTGTTACTGGATTTGCTCACGTCGAACCAAGCGATTACGTGCGGTATCCCCGCTGTTGGCGACACGCTCTTGACCACCCGCGCCGGGGCAGATTTTCGGCACGACGCAGTAGCGCGTACCAATGAGGGGTTTGTGTTTCCTTATGGCCCTGCATTGTTCCCGATTGACGTAGACGTGGAAGGTGATGGCTTTTATTCGCCTGAAGCAGTGCTGGACGCGCTCGAGGCGTGTTCGCCGTGGCTCACGCACGTCCACCGGGTGGCGCGCCCTTCGTCGTCGTCTTTCGTAGCAGGGCGTGGTCTGCGCGGTGTACACGTCTACGTTGCCGTCACGCGGGGTACGGATATCCCCGCACTAGCGAAGCGTATGCAGATCGAGCAGTGGGCTGCGGGACGGGGGCATATCAAAATTTCAAAGTCCGGAGCGCTACTCACCCGGCAACTGTCCGATTCGTTGGTCTACCAGCCTTCGCGCTTGATGTTTGAAGCAAACCCGGTCTTAGTCGGTGACGTAACCCGCGATATTCCCTTTGAGCAACGCTTTGTGGAGCGCCCACCCCAAGTGCTCGGCGCACCCACGAAGTACCGCACTGCGGAAGGGATGCTTGACGCGCAGTTGCTACCCGCTGTTCGTGAAATCGAAGAGCGCCGTTTCGCTACTGCTGTGCGCAACGCCAAGAATGCGCGCCGCAGGGAAGCCAAGACGATAGCCATTGACTATCAAAAACAAAACGCGATAGCCGCAGGCTTAGACCCGCAACAAGGCGAGCGGTACGGGCTGCTCGCTACGCGTGCGCTAGGTGACAAGGCACTCCCGAAATCGTGGACCCTGTACGTTGCAGGCGTCGGGTTTGTGACGGTTGAGCAAGTGCTCTCGAACCTCGCTGACGCATTGGGTAAGCATTGCGCCGACCCGTTCGATACATGGCGACCTGACATGTCGGACAAATTGACGACCAAAGCCGAAATTGTTCGGATGGGCGACACGCCCGGCGTGTGGTCCCACAAGTTGCAGGAGTTCTTTGCATTTACCAATGCGTCTGCTGCCGACCTTGCTAGCCCCTTGGACTTAGCCGCAGAGAAACTGTGCGGCTTGGTGGAGTACCCCGAACCCACGAAGAAAGCCGCGCCGTTCGTGAACGTCATGCACGGTCTGGAACTCCTGCTGCGCGAAATCGACGCACTTCCTGTTTTTGACGTTTGCACCACCATGGCAGACACGCAAGACGTGCCGACCGTGGGCAGGCTAGTCGAAGCCTTATCACGTATCGGCTGCGCTAATGTCACGCCGGGCATTGTCGAAAGAGCAATAGAAGCCCTCGCAGACATGAATCGACGCGATCCATGGAAAGACGCTGTGCTGAATTTACCCGTTTGGGACGGCGTAGAACGCCTTCAGAGCGTTTTTATTGATGCGTTTGATGCGGAACCCGCCCCCGCTCTTCCAATCGTTTCTAAAGCGTTTTTTGCGGCAATCATCATGCGCCAACTCAAACCCGGCATTACGGCCCCGGTCGTCCCCGTATTGATAGGTCGGCAAGGTATCGGTAAAAGCCGCTTCGTGGGGGAGATAGCTAAAGCGTTAGGCGCACCGTCGCCCGCATCTGTTGCGTTTTCGGAAGATCGGCGCATGTCCATGGCAGCGGCGCGATCCGTTATCTGCGAACTTGCGGAAATGTCTGGGCTGAACAAGCGCGACGCAGACGAAATTAAGCGCTGGGTGACAGATGATAATGACGTGTACCGCAAACCCTACGAGAAGCACGAAGAAGCGCACCCGCGCCGCTTTGTGCCGTTTGGCACGGCAAACAAGTACGAAACGAATCGGGACGAAACTGGTAACCGGCGTTTCTATCCGGTGTTTGCACGCGGTTGCCTGTCTGATAACTGGTCAGTTGAAGCGCGGCAGATATTGGCCGAGGCTAAGAAATGCTTCTGTGAAGACGAAAGCAAATACTATGCCATCGCTAACGCAGCGTCTCGCGCCGTGTTTGAGTACAACAATGATGCTATGTTACGTGGCGACGGTATCCCGTTGTCTGATTTGGACGACCTACTACCGGGCATCCTGCGCCAACAGATTGCACTCAATGAGAAACGCCGCGTCCAATCGTCAGCAGTACGCCTCGCGCTCGACACTTTAGTCACGGGCCGCCGATTCGCTGCGAAGGAAATATCGCAGTGGTTAATTGCTCGCGGGTGGACTGTCGGCAAGGATGGAATGGGCATGCGCTACTACAACGCGCCCGAAACTTTTATTGACATTTCCGACAAAGTGGTTACACTTCCACTTAACAACCCCTTTAACTCGGAGTTACGGAAATGACTAAATTATCTGATGCTTATCTTGACACGTTGGGCGGCGCACAACTCGACGTTGCGATACGTTCAATGTACGGCGCGTCGCTTACCCGTGAGTATGCCGAAGCTGATTACGACTATCTTGCCCGCGTGCGCCGCATCGCTGGCGGCAAGTTTGCGCAACAACTGGGCGACAAGCTACGCGAACGGCGCGAACGTATCGCAACCGCGGCTTTGCAGGGTATGAGCGCAAACCCTATAGCACTTGACTTAACGCGAACCGCGCTTGTTGCAAATGCGGTTAGCTTGGCTGACGCGCTAATCGCTTTGCTGGATGAGGTCAAGCATGGCTGATCGAATCGATATCAACGGCAAACCCGATGAAAACTACACCGTCGAAGAGGCTAGTAGGTTCCTGACCTGCCCGCAGCCGGTGCCAGTCAAGCTACTGTCCAAACTCGGTAAAGACTGCTCGTTCGTTTGTCGTGTGCGGCAAGGCGCATGGACTGTTCGTCCGACGCCAGACAAACCCTGGGCGACTGAGTGCGCTTATCCAATTGCCGTTATTCGCGAAGTGTTCGAATTGAATCCTGACACTGCGCCTTACTTACCAAGGAGCTAAAAATGGAAAATGTATTTAAAGACACAACTTATGGTCGAGAAGCGTTAGCCCGGCTTGCCGATACGCGAGAGAATTTCATGTTGTACTGCGCAGAAGTTATAGGTGAAGGTCAAATCAAATGCACTGGCGGCGTATTCCGCGCAGCTAAATCTGGCAAGCGCAAAGGGGAGATTTGCATACTCGTTCCCGATACAAGTCGTTCCATTGTTGTGTAGCTGACACTGCGCCATTTATTCCGAAGAAAGGTTGACCATGCAAGAACTGACAACAGCGCAAGTCGAATGGGTCGTTAATGACAATGCAGAACTGGGCGTAAAGATTGGCGAGCAATTCTTTTGGTTGTACAAAGGACGCTCGATCGCATACGCAAACGCCCGACACGCCGACGACGACGGTCCGATGTTTTGGCGGCCAGTCTTTAAGCGTGAGTTTGGCGAATGCTCGCACCCCGTGAATTATGAAAATCCGCTCATGTGGGGCACCGTGTCGCTCAGCGACTCGGAAGACTGGAAACAACTACCGACCATGAAGACGACGAAAGGCGCGGTTTGATCAACAAATCTGTTACAATAACTTATATTCCCACTAAGATTTAACTTACATCATGGCTAGACTAGAACCTCGCTGGTATCAAGCGGAGGCGGTAGACGCTGTTATTGAATCAATACGCATTGCAGACAATGTACACCCGGTAGCGGCTATCGTGACCGGGGGCGGTAAGGCGTTAATCAACGCGATGCTGATTGAGCGACTGCTACAGCTCACCCCGAACGCTCGTATTCTGTCGCTCGCACCATCGATGGAATTGGTGAAGCAGAACGTTGACGAAGCAGTGGGTTTCATCGCGCCAGCACTGACTGCGCGGCTTGGTGTGTATTGCGCCGGGCTGAATATGAAAGATCGGATGTCGCAGATCATCATTGGTTCGCCGCAATCTGTGTCTAGACAAGTGAAACGTTTTGGGCCGGTTGATTATGTGCTCATTGACGAAGCGCATACTTTTAACATTGACTTGAAAACCGCAAAGGCGATTGTTGACGGGTTGCGGGCGTTGCGCCCAAACGTGCGCTTTATCGGGCTGACTGCTACTCCTTTCATCATGAAAGGCTTGAAAGTTGTACCGTTGACGCAGTGTGGGTTGTTTTCGTCCGTGGTGTACGACTTAACCTCTGGGCGCAACTTCAATCGCTTAGTGCGTGAAAGCTATATATCCCCTGTTGTCGCGCCGTCTATTCGTTTTCCTCAGATCGACACGAGCAACGTTAAGACCAAGGGTGGCGACTTTGACGAAGCAGAATTAGCGCGGGTTGCGATGGAGATAACGCGGGAGTGTGTCGCGGTAGCCTTGGACAACGCGCCAGACCGCAAGCATTTTATGCATTTTGCAGTCAATATCGAGCATGCGCGCATGATTTATAATGCGCTGTGCGAAGCGGGCGAATCGTCGGTCATTATTCACGGTGAACTAGAAAAGAATGAGCGCGTCGTCGGTATCGACGAATACCTCAAGAAGAAGCACCGGCACATAGTCAGTGTGGCCATGCTAACTACCGGATTTAACGCTAAGTTCGTGGATTGCATCGTTTGCTACCGGCCAACGCGATCCCTCGTGCTGTGGCGGCAGATCGTCGGGCGCGGGTTTCGCCCTTACCCAGGCAAAGATAATTGCCTCGTGCTTGATGCTGGCGGCAATTTTGTTCGCCACGGGCCGATTAACAAAGACGTGACAAGCGGCGATTCTCGCGTGGGCTTATGGGAGTGTACCGACCAGACGATACAAACGCCGCCAAGGCGTGACGAACTGGGCGGTGTTATCCCCGCCGTAGCGCGGGAACGTTCCGCGCTGCGCTTTCCCGTCAGCTCTCCCGCCGAACAGCCTGATATGCGCGTCTTGCTGGGCTTGATGGAAGAAGGTACAGAAGGCTGCGGCTATCTCAACGACGCGGAGCATTTAACGTGCCGTCAGTGCGGAAGGCCCCGCCAAGGCTTTCTAGGTTTGCGCCAGCGCGTGGAGCGTGGGCCTCGTGGCATGGGTGACGCCGACAGCTACGACATCCATGATGAGGATAACGTGGTGCTGCGTGACGAGGTGTGCAAAGAGACGCGTGCACTAGAAGTATATGCAATGCAGATTGAGCCCGCAGGAAACAGCGTACTTAACTTTGCGTTTGAGACAGAATTTGGCGCGTACCAGCTGCAACTCGATTTTGACCGCACCACGGCAGATAACAAATTCTTTGCGCAAGCGCGCAAGTATTACGAGGCGGCTACCGGGCAACGCTTGCCTAGTGAGGCTTACCGCGTGTTGCTGACGCGGAACACGCTCCCTAAACCTACTGACATTACCTTGACAAAATACGAAGATGGGCTTATCTTTATAACTGAGATACGCTTTGTTCGTGATGAGCAATTAGTATCTTTCCGTTATGATCCCGATTACAAATAGGAGAACGTCATGTTTGCAAATTGCGTGTTAGTCGTCGTGCGGCTCGTGCTCGCCGTTGCTTGCTTCGGTTGCGGCATCGCTGCGCTTATGTTAGCGGGCATTGTCCCGTCCTACCTGCTGCTTGCTTTGCTATCTTGCGCAGGCGCGGGGTTTTTGTTTATGTCGTATGGGTTTATTTCAATCTTGTTCGAGGTTAAACAGTGAACGAATTCGACCGCGCTTTGTGGCTGGACTTTGAGACGACCAGCCTGTGTGATCTGCCTTCCGAAGGGCTAGATCGCTATCTAAACGACCCCACTACACGCCCGACGTGTTTTACATACCGCTTGCCGAACATGACGCAAACCGCGCTGTGGGAATTCGGCCAACCATTACCTGCTGATGTACTTGCGCACATCAAGTTCGGCGGCGAGTTCTGGGCGCATAACGCACCTTTCGATTTTCACATTTGGAATACCGTCCTGAGTGCGTACTGCCCGGAATTACCCCAGATCAAGATCGAACAGGTTCGTTGCACAGCGTTTCGTGCGCGCTACAACGGTTTGCCCGGTTCGTTGGAGGGTGCATGCGATGCAATGGGCTTGCCAATCCGCAAGGATGTAGCGGGGGGCAAAGTGATGAAGGAGATTGCTAAGCACCCGGATTGGACTCCACAAACCCACCCCGCCGAGTTCGCCCGGATGTATCAGTATGCAGTGACCGATACGGATGCCATGATCGGGTTAGCCCGTGCTACGCAGCCCGTGCCCGCACGCGAGCAGGCATTCTTCGAACTCGATATGAAGATTAACGCTCGCGGGTTTGGTGCTGATGTAGAGGCTGCACGCTGCATGGAAGAACTTAAGACGTTAGCAGAGGCGCAGCTTGATTACCAGATCACGGTGCTAACCAAAGGCGGCGTATTAGCGGTAACTGAGATTGCGAAGATCAAAGAGTTTGCGACGAATTATGACATTGATATGGATGACGCGAGTAAAGAAGCTATCAAGACGCTGACCAAGCGTGACGACCTGCCCTCTGACTTACGCGAAGTGTTGGCGCTGCGTCTCGATGCTTCCCGCGCCCCTAAGAAATCCGCGGCGATTGTGCGCGCTCACGTTGGCGGGCGAATCCGACATTCAACGATTCCCTACGGCGCGTTGTCGGGCCGTTCGACTGCACGCGGTGCAGGTGGTGTGCAGTTGCTCAACATTGCACGACCACGACCAGGCAAGTCAGTGGAACAGTGCGAAGCATTCATTGACGCTATCAAACGCAAAGATGTTGCATACCTGTCGGCACCGGAGCATGGCCCGATGTTGGCCGCGTTAGCAGATGCACAGCGCCCCCTTTTTCGTGCCACATGGCCTGGCCATACACTCGTTGACGCTGACTTGTCGGGTATCGAAGCCCGGTTAGGCCCGTGGATTGCTAACGATGAGGATATGCTCACCGAGTTCGAGCGCAATATTGACGGGTATAAAGTCGAAGCGAGTAGCATATTCGACATTGCTTACGAAGAAGTGACTAAGGATCAACGGCAGATCGGAAAAGTGGTCCGGCTAGCCCTGCAGTATGGTGGCGGTGCAGGTGCATTTGTCAGCATGGCCGGTAACTACGGCGTGCATTTGCCCTCTGAGCAGGTAGACGATATTGTCTATAAATACCGGGCAGGCCATCCTATGCTTGAACGCTGGTGGTCGGTGCTGGAATACTGCGCGTTGATAGCCCTTGATCAACCGGGGCGCGAGGTAGAGATGCCAATCGGGCGGGGTTTCTGCTCGAAAGTGGTGTTTGTGCGTGATGATACGGCATTGCGCATGCGTTTGCCGTCAGGCCGTGCAATCAGTTACCACAACGCCAGGTTGCACCTTGATCCCGGTGCGTCTGCGCCAGTTGCGATATACGACAAACCCGAAGGCTACGTAGAAACGCTAGATCGTAAGATTCTGTCAAACAACATGACACAAGGGCTTGCGCGTGACTTCTTTTGGGAAATCATGCTTGATGTCGAACAAGCCGAACGCATCGTGCATCACGTCTATGATCAGATTGTGATGGAAGTGCCGAAAGAACGTGCCGCGCTGCGACTCGAACAACTGAAAGACCGCATGCGCATAGCTCCGTCATGGGCTCCCGGCCTGCCGTTAAACGCAGAAGGCTATACGAACGATCAATGGCGTAAAGATTGACAAACCCGTAAAAGCACGTTACAATAGACTTACACAAACTTAAACAGTGAGGAATAAATGACCGATATCAACGAAACACTTAAGCAACGGGGTCAACGTTACGGCACGTTTGCCGAAAATGCCGCGACTGCGCAGAGTCTAAAAAACGTGTTGCGCAATTCCGACAATTGGGTGATGCTGGACTACGACATGCAGCAAGCGCTTGATGTAATTTGCGACAAAGCATCACGCATTTTGTCAGGCGATCCGACCTACGCCGACAATTGGCATGACATCGCAGGCTACGCCAAGTTAGTAGAAGATCGTCTGACAGCACCGGCAGCCCCCGCTGGAATTGCGCCCGAGCCCGAATACGTGCCGGACAGCGCGTCACTGGAACATCCCGCATTGTCACAGGACGATGACCCGAAGTGGGAACCTTGGTGCGCGTGGTCGCTCGGTAGCCATGAGATTGTTGTGCGCAGATACGACGCGGAGGACAACTATCAAGACTTTGCGCCTAACGGGATTCGCAGGCACTATAAAGCCGCAAACCCGGCCATTGAAATGGCAGACCGATTAAACAAAATGAACAAGGCTTAACATTAAGTTGACTATACGCAGAAACTTAGCTACACTTTGCGTATAGTCAAACTTAGGAGAATTACACCATGACCAAAGTATGTTTTTTGAGCAAGCCGTTGGAAAAACTCAACGTGCGCGAATTGACCGATGTTATCGGTATCAAAGAGTCGGCCACACTGTTCAAAACGTCAGTGCGTGCCATTTACACCATGCGCAACACGAACTCAATCTCTATTGAGCGCTTGCAAGCCGCTGGCGCGTACATCAAAGCAAACGAGGCCGCACTTAGTGTACGCTGGGCGTTGCTCGAGACGCAGCGCGAGTTGCGCGCAGTGCAGGCGGCAAAAGAGCGCGCCGCTGTAGCGGCGTAACAACACCACAACCACACAGGAGAAATACACATGCATATCTCATTTGACACGCTGGACGAACTCAACGCGTTCACAGAATGGGCTGGGTTTAAACAGCCTAAGTACGCGTTGCAGCAACTACTTGCTGCGTCTGACTACTCGGAGTCTCGGGTAGGCTGCGACGGTGAGGTGGTAGCGCAAGCGCCAGCGCAAACAACTGAACAAGGCGAAAACACCGCAACTACCGCACCAGAAGGTGCTAAACGCAAGCGCCGCACGAAAGCTGACATCGAAGCAGAGAAAGCCGTCACCACGTCTGCGGAATGGCCGTTTACGCCGCCCGCACAGACTCAACTCGACCCGCGAACGTTTGCAGCTACTGCACCGCAAACTGCCGAGCAACTTGGTGTAGCACCGATAATTGAGCTTAACGCAGCACCAATCGAAACACCAACCGAAACGCTAACCGACGACGCCGCAAGGGCATTGGTTGCGCAACTAGCCGCTAAATTAGGTGCAGTCGATGCCGCAAAGCACCTGGATCAATGCCGCGCTTTTATTCAAGCGCGCGGCATGACAGCCTACGCGTCAGCGGGGGCCTTTGTTGGGCTAACATCTTCTCCTGTTGGGTTTGACGACGCACAGCGCGCCTTGCACCGTGCCGCACTAGAATACTGGGCCACTGCGAACCCAGCATGATCTACGCGCTACAACGCGATGCACGAAAAGAAAAGCCAGCCCGTTTGGGCTGGCTTTCTACCGTGACGGCAATACGCGTAACGTATCGGCGACGAGGTTACTGGCTTTAACACTGTATCAGCGTTTGCGTTTGTCGTAATTCATGCAGTCTTCTGCGTACTTATGCAACGCGAAAAAACTCGCTTTGGCATCATAAGCACGGTCTTTACCCCCCGCTTTGCGCTGCACACTGTACGCTATCGCTTCTGCTTGCTTTGCGGGTTTGCCTGCTTCAATTTCCCGTTTGATGTTATTTGAACGGGACTTGTCGCTCTCACCTTTGACGAGTGGCATGATACGAGCCTATTAAGCCGAAGAAGGTTCGATACGGGCAAACACGAGCTGCACCACGGCAGGCTGCAATATTTTCTTGCCGCTTGGTGCTTTGTAGCTTTTCATGAAGCCATTTTTGAGGTCGTAACGGCGGCTCAAATTTGGCAACGTGATTGTCCAGTTGTGCGACAGTTTGGTACGGTTAGACTGTTCGTAGCTCCAAATGTTTTCGAAGATTTGAACAGAGGGACTATCAGCATTGAACGTCACCGTGAACGGAATCTCGTTATAAACGAAACCCGCAGACAGGGTGCCATCGATGCCCATTTGATATTCGCCGTTCTCTACCGCGTCGAAGTCAAACGCATCATCTGCCGAGTAGCCAGTGAGTTGAGTTGCAGACGTGTAAAGAGCTTCGACGGTTGCGGAGATTACGGAATTTGCGACTGTGAGGGTGCCAGAAATTTTAGCCTCCGTTTGGTTGCCGCCGTATGTGTGGTACACTAACCGTTCAACACATAAAGCAGAGGTTTAAATGATTACTGTCATTATGGAGCAGGTGTGCAAGGTTTGCAAGAATACTTGCCCCGCTGCGGATTTTAGTGTGCGAAAGTGGGTTACGACCCTAGGGGAGCCGCGTGAAGGGTTACGAAAAACTTGTTACAGATGCCAGCGTGTAATTGACAATGCCAGCTACAACGCGCCGCAATCTGCAAAACGCACCAAGCGATTAACATACAAAGCGGAAAATAAAGACAAACTTTCAGCGTACCGCAAGCAATATTATGAAGCTAACAAACAGCGCTGGCTCGACCGCGAGAACGGATGGCGGTTCAGTGCCCGCGCGCAGATAAACGACAAAACATACCGCCAACGCGAGGACATCAAAGCTGCGTCGCGACGCAGAGGCCGACATTGGCGGCAAGCTAATAAGCCGAAAATACTCGTTAAGGCCCGTGCACGGCAAGAGCATGTAAAGCGCGCTACTCCTCTTTGGGCTGACTTACTAGCAATTTTCAAGGTTTACGAAGCAGCTGCGCGCTTGGCGGCAGTTACGGGGGTCAAACATCACGTAGACCACTATTATCCGCTCCAAGGCGCTACGGTGTGTGGGCTGCATGTAGCAAACAATTTACGAGTGCTAACCGCTATTGAGAATTTGAAGAAGCATAACCGCATGCCAGATTGACGCGGTTATGCATGCCCTGTCAAATCACTGCGCGAGATTGTACAGTCAGCTGCTGCACACTGCCACCGTCTGAGTACCAAAGTTGCGCCACTGGCGTCGTGCGATTCTGCCGACTTTGCGCAGGATTGGACGGATCACCGATCAACAGATACCAACCACGAGTTTGCACCACGTCCGAGATAGTGCGCCCGGCTTGCGTGTTGATCAATTGCTGCTGCGAGTTCGACAAAGTAACGCCTGCACGAATCACGCCCGCTGTGACGCCAGAGTTAATCACGTCCACGCCTGCGCGGTACAGATTGGTGTAACCGTCTTGGTTGTAGGGCAGCGAGTTGTAGGCCAGCATCGCCTCGAAAAACGCCTGTTGCAGCGAACGATTCAGCCAGATTTGGTTGACATAGGTATCGGCCCACAAGAACTCACCAGACACTTTGCCGTTGTAGAAAATCGTCCAAGTGTTTGCCGCGTTAGCGTAATTGCCAATGTATGTGTAGTTGTTCGACAGCAACGCGTTAGCCGTCGCCAAGTCGGACACGCTAGCAGACACACCCGCCGAAGATTGCTGAAAGGCTAGCGTGGTGCGCCCGTTTGGCACGTTGAAGTTGATCGACGCCGCCCACGCCATTGCAGCACCTGCCGCGCCGATGGTGCCGTAAAGTGGCAACGTGCCTTGATAGGGCTGTGCAAACACTTCGTACCCGAAATTGCTGGTGTTGCCAGTTTGGGCGTCGATTGCGTCCAGGTCCCAGCCAACGTAAAGATATTGGAAGTTTTGCCCGCTATTCCACTGCGCAATTAACATACGCTCCGCTACGGTCGGGATGGCGTAGTCAGTGGTAAATGTCGCCCAGTTGGTTGTCTGGTTAGTGATGCGATTGAGCGCGGTCGCTTCTGACGTATCTGCTGCGATACCTGCGGCTTGGTTGTACGCGCCAGCAGTTGCAGACAAACCTACACCGGTTGCGAGTGTGCCCGTGACGGCAGAGCACGCAGCAGTGGTGCCGGTCAGTGTCGTCATCAGCAGGAAACGCCCGCGTTGCGCATCGTAGGTGATGGCAAAATCTGGTGATGTGAAGGCAGCTGTCATGGTCGACGCGGCGTCAGCGAAGCTGGTAGCACTCGATAAGTTAATCGAACTCGACGTGTGCAGGGCCGCAGTGGTCACGATCAGTGTGCCACTCAATGCTTGCAACTGTGCTAGCGTCATGGTGCCGAGTTGCGCGCCAAACACGCCAGCGGGTTGCGCAGCCGTCGCGTAGAAAGCAAACTTCAGATCATAAGGCAGTTGGCCGCCGTTGATCGTGCCGGGGAAGTAGGCGTTGGCCAGCGTTGCTGCGTTGGAGTTTGCGCCAAACCAATTAGATGCGTCAGTAGCGGTGTAAAAATCAAGGAACTGGCCAGGTGGTACAGAAGCGTCTTGCGTCAATACAAGTCCGGTCAGTAGGGAGGCCGCACCGCCACCACCGACAACGCCCGGTTGCATTGTTACGATCTGGGAAATTGGGATAGTTGACATGCTGATGCGTCCTTTAAATTGATCGTGCGGGCTGACACGATAGAAAAGCCCTATCAACGCACCGATTCTAGCATCTTGCAACGACCCCGTGCAAACGAATCTATAACGGGTCAGCGTCAGCGGGAACTTCGACAGTAATTGTCGGAGCTGTCGCAAAGAACTGTTGCGGTAACGACACGACCTGATTCACTTGCAAATAGATTTTCAACATGAACCGCTGTTCGTACTGGTTTTCTGCATTAGCGATGTTCAACTGCTGCGGTTCGTCGGCATACAGCACCTGAAACGGTAGGGCGTTATCTTCTGCGTAGTTCGCAAACCAAGCCGAGCGCCAAGCGATAGAGATAATATCTGCGTAATCGGGGCCTGCCGGGCCATAGCAATCTATCTGGTAAGAATAGGTCGTGCTGCGCTCTTCGTTCATTAACCCGTTCGTCGCGTCATAGCTGCGCGCACCTTGGTTCTGCCGTTCCTTCGTGCTCGGCGATATGACGATGTAAGACGCAAGCGGAGTCGATGTCATATTCTGAAACCCCTTGAAAATGTTGGGCTGAATAGACGTATCAAACAGTTGAACAATTGCCGCATACACGGCAGCAAACACTTGGTCTTCACTGGGGGATAGCGCGACGGTACTCATGGGTTTGCTCCATTACGCAACGCGGCTAAGAGCGCGGCTAGATCGGTCGCGTTTAACTGGCGCGTCACTTCAAACGAGCACCAATCGGGCCACCATTCAAAGATCTGCGAAATGTAATAATACCGATTGTTCATGTTCACCACGTCGCCGCCCTTACCGTCCGGGCGCTCGATATCCGAGAAGTCGCCATACGCGTAGACGGTATAGTACGAACCGCTATATTCGAGTCCGCGATTGTGCTGGATCGAGTCGTGATCCTGCGCTTGCACCTGCAAATAAGCGGCAACATTCGCGTAAGTAGGCGTAAGGATGCCGCCCGTGTTGGTGCGCCCGGTGGACACGTAGACGGTGCCGGGGGTGTCTTCGTTCAGTTGTTGCACTGCGCCGCGTACAGCGCTTCGAATGTTGAACGTCATTTTTTGTTCGCCTCGAACTCAATCGAATTCGTTAGGTGGCCTGTCAACACCAAGCCGTGTGAAAATCCTTTAAACTTCGCCCACGATGCTGAGTTATCCGCAGGCCATTGCTGAATAGACTGCTGAATATCTTCTTTCATGACTTGCCCGATTTGCTGCGCAGCGTTTAGCGGCGTAACGCCTGCGACTGCTAGCTTGACAAACCCAGTCACCCATTCTTTTTTATGTTGCACAACTGTCTGCGCAAGGAACGGGCGGGGATGGTTTTGCCCAACACCATAATGCAATGCGCGTGCAATAGTAGCAACTTTCATACCCGCTCGCGGGTCGGGTACTTGTTCGCCGGTCGCAGCGTTGGTCAACGTATCGGCGGGGTAGGTCGCACTTTCCAACACACCTGCTTTCACAGATACCGCTGCGTATTTGCGAAAGCGTGAATGATCTAGCCCGCGACGCGTAACACTCATACGCCACCCGGCACAAAGAATGGAGGTTGTCCATACGCCACGGCTTGCCCAATGCCAGACACACCGGACGGGAAATACCGGAAAGAGCGGAAACGCGCTGTCGCCATCCAGTACATTGCGCCATATTTGGTCTGATTCCACCACGCCGCGCTACCGTTCGCGTTGGTGACTTCCATCTGGAACGCTGTAGTGATCGTGCCTTCAGTCGCGCTGGAAATGCGCCCTGGCGGGGTATTGTCTATCGTGCCGTCGCTGCGCTGCGCAGGTGCTAGCCCGTAAATCAACAGCAAATGGCCCATCGCCATATAGATCAACTGCGTGCGAAAGTTGGGGTCCATCACTGGCGAATTGTCCGTATTGTCAATCATGGTGTACTGCACCAGATTAAAGATATCAGTCAATCGCGTATCGGTCGCGTTTGCAAATTCCGGGTAGCAAGCTACAAAATCCGTCGGACTGAAAACGATAACCGCCATGATGAACCCCTTTCGTAAAGCTCTATGTTACCGGATTAATCCGCAACTGCGATGCCCTTATTTACTGAACCGGGGGCGGTAGGGTCAATAGGGTCAAACCCGTAATTCTCGTCGGCTTTCTCAGTCGCTTCGTCCACAGCGTCTTCCCGCTTAGACGATACAAACACGGACGAACCGAGCCATTTAGCGCCGGGTACATCTTTGTAGTGTGCTTCTACGGCGTCCCACACGTCCGATTTGACCTCGGTAAGACCGTGTCCTGCGACAGCATAAGGGGAATGTGTGCCATGCAGTTTAAGCTTGATATCAGTATCTGGCACACTGATGTTTAGGCCTTGTGGCAGCTTGCACGCGACAGTAACGAAACCGCTAGATTTGGACTTAGTTGCCATAATTGTAACTCCTTGTTAGTTGTTCGGCTTGGTCGTTATTACTCGACCAGCTTTTTAAGTGCCTCGATGCCTTCTTCGACGACATGTTCAATGCTTTCAAGCAACGATTCGCTTTCAGGCGCGTCTACAGTTTCATCAGTAGTTGCAGTGTCAACTACGGTGTCCGTAACGGGCGCGGAGCTTGATGCATCGGAGGCAGTAGCTACTGAAGCAGGTTCGGGTGATGTCACAACGGCATTGGAGGCATCGCTGGTCGCGTTTGGGGTTTGCTCGTCAACAGGCTGTTCGTTTGTTTGGTCAGTCATGGTTTGCTCCGGTGGTGGATAGGCGTAACGGGTCGGCGCGCACAGAGCGCGAATCCTTATTCTAAGCTAAAGCGAACGTAAGGTAAACAAAAGCCCGGCGAACCGGGCTTTTGCGATTAACACACCGTTAGACTTAGTGGTTAATTTGTGGTTAAACTAGTAACCAATACCTTGCGTAACTGCGAACGGACGGAATACCACTGCGCCCCAAGTGCCTGCCGACTTCTTTTGACGGAAGTACGAAGAGTAACGCTCGACAGCGTGAGCGCGCATCTTCTCGGTGAAAGCGCAAGTTGCAACTTCTTGACCTTCAACCTTGACTGCCCACAACTGCAACAGACGACCTGATGCGGTGTCGTACTCCGGCACTTCAACCAGTTCCAGTTTAGGCCACGCATCTTTGAGCAGCTTTGCCGCTGCGAGACCGTAGGAGTTGACACGATTGATATCTGCGACAGCACTAGGTGGCAGGCCCAAACGCAGTTCATCGGTTTGACGGATAACACCTTGCGATTGCGTTTGCATTGGCTTCCACAAGTCCGAAATGATGGAATTGTAAATCGCGTCAGGAGTGGCAGTCGCCCAGTTTGCCGAAGCGGTAACAGGTGCGGACAGGCGCGGGTCGTTGGTCAGCCCGTAGTTTTGCAAGCCCGAAATACCGTATAGGTACGAATTGTTCAGGAACTTAGCCAACCCCAACGCGGAGGAAAGGTTCAGTTGCGAAGCCAGATCAACACGTCCGGCACCTGCCATTTCCAACTCGCGCTCACCCCAACGTGTCCACGTCTGGAAGAAGTAGGACTGGCGTTGCGGGTAGTTAATGTTGGTGTTGCTAGAACCATCTGCCGAATAATCGCCGTAAGTGGCAACTTCGGTCAAAGGTTCGGCCTGAATGAAGGCGGCAACCAGCGTAGTCCAGTCGCCCTTCTTCGATTCACCCACCAGCGTAGCTGCCGCCATTGGTGCGACGATTGTTTCGATAACCTTCGGATCGACATAAGTCGTCAAGTATGAAGGGATACCGGCATTCTGAGTGCCAACCAATGTCGGGGTTAAGCTCGCCGCATCCATCGCGTACTCGCCTACCGGGGTGCTGATGTTCTGCACGGTGGAAGGGAGCACGACGCCAGCGCGGGCCATTTGTGCAATAAGTTGCGAGTCACGCATTTGATAATCTCCTAAGATTGCGTTGTGTGGCCGAGGCTTACGCGCCGGTATTGCTGATAACTACCACTGCGCCAACGGTAGCCGATTCTGAAATCAGAATGTAGCCGGTGTTGACAGTCGTTGCAGGTGGCGAACTTGGCGCGCCGATAATGGTATTACCGGTCGTCATGTCCCACCATACTTGCGCGCCGCGCACTGGTGAGCCGGTAATCACGTCGGTATTGACCCAGAAGTCGCCCTTGCCGAACAGTGCGACAGGTTCGCCTGCTTGGATGGTGTAACCTGCTTCAGCTAGGAAGGTGGTGATCTGCGCGTTAAACTCACGATGCACAAACCCGATACGTGACGCATCAGGGGCCGACGAGAAGATGCTGGTCACGGTGCCGGTGGCGTTCAGCGCCGCAAAATGTCCGACAGTCACGCCCGAGCTATCTGCCACCGCGCGGCCAGTGCCAGACAGTTTGTAAATCATCGGATTGCTAGACGCGAAATCGCCCGGCACGGCTTGCGCTGGCTGGATGTACACTTGATTTTGAAACATGGTTAATTCTCCTTAAATCGTCAGGGTTTGATCCGCTCGGGGTTTAGCCCTTGACGGAGATTTTTGCAGCCAGTGCGGAAAGTACCGCTGAAGTAGCGTTCTTGCTCGCGCTGTCCATCGCCATACCTTGCGCTAACGCACGCGGGGCAGCACCTGCAACTTGTGCGCGGGCCTGTGCAACACCTTGCCAAATGGCGCGCATGCCGGACTTAGGCACCCCGGCAACGTCAATGCCGGACTGGATCAATGCTTCTCGGTAAATGTCGCTAGCGTCGTCCATGGCGATGTCACCCAGTACGTGCATAACATCGCGCTTGGCTTCGGCAGCGGCGTGAGCGCGTTCGCGTTCGGCCTTGACAGCGTTAGCTACTACATTGCGCACCGACTTGGCATCCATTGCGCCGGTTTGCGAAAACTGTGTCTTGTTGCCGCGATTCGGGGTGCCTTCTTGCTCTTTGGTATCCAGATAAGCCTTTTCGCCTTCGTCAGTGTCAACAGATTCATCTTCCGCGCCGTCGTTGAGCTTAATCTCTTTGGTGGCGGGTTCGAGTGAAAGCTCTTCATCTTTAGCTTTGCCCTCATGTTCCGTTTCTTCGGCTTCGTCCATGCCTGCACGCGGGTCGTTTTCGCCCTCGGACATGCCCGTGTTGTCAGCGCCTGCGGTGTCAGCTTGTGGCGCGCTTGCGCCAACCTTGCCATGAATATCTTGCAAGAGGGTAGCAATTTGCTTCAACGCTTGCCCGATGGCCTGCATGTTCATTTGCTCGTTTTGTTCACCTTCTGGCGAACCGGGTTGTGCGCCAGCACCTGCACCCGGCGCGCCATTTTCGTTAGGAAAAGCCATATCAATTGCTCCTTTGGTTGAAATTTGCGGGGGTTGTAGTGCCGCGTCAGCGACGTGCGCGTTACTAGCGCGTCCGTCGTCCACTAATGCAACGTGATTACCCTCGATGCCGATCATCACGCCATCATATTTTTTACCGTCTGCGCTACCGGATACCATATCAGGTTTGTAACGGTAACCGCAGGATAGATCGGACAACTTCTCAGACTGAATCAAGTCGATTGCATGACCGTCCATGACCAGCAAATCGCCGCGCAAGTGTTTCCCGTCAAAGCGCACTGAATGCACAGAACCGCCGATGTACTCTTTGCGCGGGTCAGCTGCTGTTTGCGGCACATGCTTGATCATCAGCGGCACACCGTTAAACGTGTCGGCGGCGCGCTTTAACTCTGCTGGGTCGCGGTACAATTCGTACACAGTCTCAGGTTTCAAGCCCAACGACTCATAGCCGGGTATTTCCTTTCCGTAGTACGGGTTAATCTCTGCGGTAGAAAGGATGCAATCCTTTACGCGCATGCGCCCGTCTGCGTCGAAAGATCGCGCTGTCTGACGGTCGAACGCTAAAATAACGTGGGGCATGGTCGCAAAGGGTAAAGGTTTGTCAGAGTGTAACGCGTTGTTTGGGCTTGTGCAATCGAAGTGCGCAACACGATAGTTAAATTAAATCGCCGAACTTACGAAAAAGGCTTTACTTTGCCCTTACGTTAGCTTAATATACCTACATCGACAAACACAACAGGAGCTAAACAAATGAAAAACACATTAAACAAGATCAGAGAGTGCCAC